CTTTGCCTTTGTAATCAGCAAAGTTAATTTTTATTGGGTTTTCAATTACTAATTTTCGCATGACTTAATCACCAAGTCCAAAATTATTGAAGAAAAGTCATTCACCCCTGTTTTTTCTTGTAACTGTTTTAAAGCATTGATTATTGATTCAAATTCTTGCTCATCATAAGCGAGGCGCAATATTTTTGTGTCCCCGTTCAAAAAGTTTTCTAGCTTTTCATCTGGCAACAACCCAAGTTCAGGCACTTGGCCTTGTGTCAATTCTGCAATAAAATCAGCACTAAAGCCAGTCAAGTCTAAATTAAAGCCCAGCTCACCAATCTCGCCCAGTTCAAGCGCCAGCATCTCATTGTCCCACCCAGCGTTCATGGCTAGCTTGTTGTCAGCCAGCACATAGGCGCGTTTCTTGGCCTCTGACCAGCCCTTTGCCACCATTACAGGCACTTCAGTCATTTCTAGCTTTTGTGCTGCAAGTGTGCGTCCGTGCCCAGCAATGATGCCGCCCTGTTCATCAACCAGCACAGGCGTTGTCCAGCCCCACTCCTTTATGCTTGCAGCAATCTGCCCAACCTGTTCATCGCTATGGGTTCGGGCGTTTCTTGCGTAAGGGATAAGTTTGCTTATCTTCCACTTCTCCACCTTGTCTGCTGGGTTCATGCGGTCTCCGTTGGTTTAGGTAAGTTTACAGGCCAATCAGCTTCAAGCGCCTTAATCGTCCTTCTGTGTGCATCCATCCACATTTTCTGCCGTTCTTCTTTGCTTAAGTCTTTTCCTTGGTCAACCTCGTAATGGCATTTCAGGCACAGTGCAGCCACTTGATTGTCATCAGCTTTAATGCCCCTGCCTTTGCCGCCGCCCCAGTTTGTGTGTGCTGCTTGCACCATGTGACCAGAGCCGCAGGCTTGGCAGTCAAGACTTGCCACCATTTTTAATAGCTTTTTGCTTCTGACGTACTCGTGTTTTGTTCTCAACTATTGTCTCCATTGTGGAAAACCTGTGCATATTGGCGCATTCCAGTCGCCTTCTGCGTGTGTTTCCTGTTGATACTCTGGTTTCTTTGACTATTGTCCATGTCCCACATTCGGGGCATCTCATTTTTTTAACCAATATGACCAAACGCTGCCACCAAACACTTTGGCGCAGAACTGCAGAACAACGATTTCGGGCATCAATCCACCAAAAGCAATGGTTGGGAATGTGATGGAATCCACCGCTGCGCCAGCAACATTTGACCCGTTTGACCGAATTAACCAAGGTTTATCCCGCAAGTAATGATAAGCAATTGTGTCGGCGGTCATGGCAAGGGCGAATGCGGCAAACGATGCCAAAGCAATCGCACCCGCTGTTGGGTTGAGCAAATAAGAAACCAAACTAGCCACAGCAATTAATCCACCCATTTTCAACAGAAGCCTGTCGTTTTTCCATTGTTCATGCAATTTGTCTCGCAATGACAAATCCAACCCTATCAGCACAAAAGCATTTATTGGACTGAACCAAGGGCCAAGCCATGCAACCAACAAATTAGCCAAAACAAGTGCGGCAATGTAAATTCCTGAATAAATCAAATCAAAATCTCCTGTAATGGGTTAGCTTTCCAAAAAGTTGGCGGGTTGGTTGAATCAATACGTTTTGCCATACATCCAGCACAAACTTGTTTTTCGGCATGGTGCAGCGCCACATTTGTTGAATCTGCACTTGCCAAAGGCCAAGGGCCAGCAGACATTCCTAGCATCCTTAAGCCGTGAACCCAAGGCAACTGCTGCCCAAATGTGTTGGTCATGGCATTAAATGCTTCATCCATTTTTCCGCACCATTTATTCGTGCCAATTTGCCAAAATTCACCTGCTGACCCAAAGCAAACCCGACCCCAAATGTTGCAAAGTTCCAATAAATAAGATATTGGCAAGCCCAAATGCCATACAGGAATGCCAAATTCTTTGCGGAAAGGCCATGTTTTGACCATTTCCCTTTGCTGCTCAACAGTCCCATCAATTACATCAGGTACAACTGCCCAATGTGGATGCGCCAGCAAAGGCTCAACCCATTCAGAAAATCCATCAATGTCAAAAGGTAAGCCACGAGTTTTGGCGCTAAATGCCCCATTGTCCAACATCAAAGACTGCCCCAAACGCAAACATCTTTGCAAATCGTCTGGTCGGGCATAGGAGACGCAAAAATGCTTTCCGCCCATAGTTTCTAGGGCTTTGATTGGGGTTATGGGCGTTCCATGATAGTGAATCATTGGTGTGCCCTGTCTTGCATTCTGTTTGTTGCTTCCCTTGTTCGCCAAATCTCGACATCTAACCTTGCCGCCTCAATTTCCCAGCGCAAAGTTTCTTCTTTTTCGATTGCCGCAGCCAATCCTTTAAGTAATTGCAAATATGCTGGGTCTGCATATGCCTCCCGTTCTTGTGCATTTGCTGCCTCATAACCCATTTCAAGCGCATTTTTCATCAACAAAGCCTTTTTGGATTTCCTGAATTCGTCAAGGTAAACCCTTTGTGCTTTGGCTTCACCGTAAGCTGGGGCTTTGTCTCTAATTGTTTGGGCTGCTTCTTCGGGTTTCATTTAATCTCCACAAAAACAAGAAATTGCCTCTTCATCAGAATCAAACATATCATTCTGTTCCGCTGAATATTTATACATTTGGGCATAACTAGGACGGTCAATAGCAAAAAATTTACCATCTCCGTGACATCTTTTTGCCGCTTCTTCTTCTTGTTTTATCCACCAAAGCGCCCGTTCGGGCTTTTCTTTAATCAAACTTAATACCTGTGATTTTGGTTTCAACATACATAAGTCACAGTTTCCGTGCATTGTTTTGCCGTTCATGTTTGGCAATTCAAGATCAAAAGTTTGATTTTTCCAGAAATTCCCAACTTCTTTTGATGAAACATTTGCTGGGACAAGTGGCATACAAACTGTTTCGTGTTTGTTTTCTGGATGCGGATTTGCACGAAATTTAGCCACTCGCCTTGGTTCATCTGCCCGAATTCCTATGAATGAATCCCATTCAGTCCACCCAAGTGATCGTAAATGTCGATGCATCGTTCTGGTTTTCATTTGGCTTGAACAATATCTGGCCCTGCCATTTGGCAAAGTAGGCTCAAACCATTTAATGACTGCCTCAAAAGGCTCGCCATTTCTACTGGCGGTTTGATAATTAACAACTTTTGCAATTTTAGAATCATTCACGACAGCAAATTCCAACCAAGTGATTTCAATATTCCAATGCATTTGACAATCATTAACGAATTTCAAAGTAGATTCTTCCTCTTTGCCCGTGTTGCAAAAAATAACTCTGGCCTCGCTTGGCAGTTGCCCCCCCCCAGTTTCTAATACTTTATACAACATATATGCACTTGTGCGCCCACCGCTAAAGCTAATGCAAGTTGGCTCAGTTATTTTGTAAGGGTTCATTTCGCCTCCATGATTGCAACATCTACACCAGCCACCGCCGAATAAACCTTTTTTAAGTTCAACTCAACTACTTGGGTATCGTCAAGGTAAACCGTGCCATTCATTGCATCTAAAAATGCTTTTGCAATATTGTCGATGTCGGGCTTCTTTGCAGGGCGCTCAGAACCTCTTAAACAAGCCTCTGTGCGCTTTTTTGAGTATGACTGTGGCACAGGTAGCCTGATGTATAAAAACACGCTCACAGGCGTTTCTAGTGGCTTTTGCGCCCCCATCGCTTTGCTGGCATAGGCTTGAATTGCAGTTTCGTAGTCCAAAGTGGCTTGGTCGGTGTAAACCTTGGTGAATTTTCCATGTCGGGAAAACCTCGGCCTGCCTTTGCCCTTTGGTTCAAGCGGCACATCAAAGACTATTGACATCATGTCGTTGCCTCTGCATCTCTGCAATCAAGGTATCTAGACCAGCCTGCCCACGCCGCTTCTTTATTCCCCCCTTCACACCCAGCCACCATGCTTGTGCTTGCTGTTTCCCTGTTTCTTTCACTTTCATGCGGTATCGGTGCAGCCATTCTTTCGCCTCGGTCTGGCTTAAGGTCTCCAGCATCTTGCAACGCTCTGTTGATGTCAGCAAGGCTAAATTCTTGGCCTTCCCGTCTTCGGTCAAGTAAATTTTTGGATTCATACATCAAAACACCTCATCATCTTGCCAGTGCTGAACTGGCGGCTGAGTAAATTTTGCTGCTGCAATATCTCTTGCGGTAGCTGGCTTTTTGTCAGACCATTGGTGCTTTGAGCATTTTGGGGCTTCAATCTTTACCGACCAAGGGTTTTGACAACCAGGCACTGTGCATTTAAGTTTTTCTAATTCGTCCATTTTGCCCTCATTTCTTTGAGTTTCCTTCTAGCCTCGGCAACCACTTCAGGGTCAACAGGCTTTGGGTTGTATTCAAGCTGGGCTTGATTTGTCGGGATGTTTGGACCTGCATTGCAAAACTCTCTGAAAGTTATTGCGCTTGGCGGAAATTCACCCTTGAGTCGGTCAATGGCGTAGTCCATACTGGGTCGGTAAGTTAAAAACCGCCCAAGCTGCTGTTTCCATTCTTGCCGCACCAGCTCAAGGTCTACCCCTTCCCAATGCCGCAGGAAAGCCGCACCGTAAATAGCACTCATGCGACCAAAGATGTAGTCCAGTCCTTCGTCTTGGCTGCAATCATTATTTGAGTAATTTGACATTGCTTTGCCCTCCAAGTAATCCGCGTGTTAACCCATGCAGCACAGTTGCGTTGCGCTGCCCTGTTTTTGTCAAGCCATTTTGCGTTTGTTTTTCAGCAACCCAGTCAGCCTTAAAACCCTTCCAGCCTCTAGCCACACATTCGCTTAATGCCTGCTCAAGTGTCCAGCCTGCCTTTTCTGCTTCATTAGCAATTCGGGTTATCGCAGTTTGGGTGATTGAGGCTTTATTGGCTTTTCGATGCGAAACAAAGTCTTGCCAAACAGATTGTGAAACGCCTTCAGGCGTTGTATTTATATTGGTTACTGGTTTATGGTTATTGGTTATTGGTTTATGGTTAGGTGGCGGTTCGTTAACGCTTGGTTCA